ATTGAAACTCCATGTGCTGCTGCAATAACATCATTAGCATAAGGGCCTGTAGGCACAGCAGTGTATATGGTATTACTAACAGGCTGATCCACAGTACCATAATCAACAATACCGCTTTCGTTGATGAAGACATTGCCGCCACCTTGTCCCGTAAATGCTGTTGTCTGAATTGTTTGGTCTGGAAATACTAATGTGCCAGGTAGATTGAAAGCTCCGTTAGCATCCAAAGTTGCAGAATATGAACCATTGGCCAAATTAGCAGTTGATACCACAATACTGTTAGCAAGATTAGCAACCTGATTTGCAGATGCCATCGCAGAACCACCAACAGTTATACCATCGTGAATCGTGATGACCTTATTGGTAGTATCAATAATGATTTCGCCATTGGCACCAACAATGTTTGAAACTACATTGGCGGGGTATCGGCGGAATTGTAATGTTTTAGACATAATATTTACTTATTCAAGTCCAATAGACCAGCTTCACCTAATAAATCTTCTGTGCTGAGATAATTAGATGGTGTTAGGTTAATACCATTAGTGATTACAGGTGCAGTATTCATTTCAGAAATTGAAGTGACATAGGTATAATTATTATTGTTACCGGTAGCATCTGTTGGATTAGGTGTAATAATAACTTCAGCGAACTTCATTGGAGCAATCTGATAGGATGTAAATTGATAATTTGAATTGCTCACCATACCAACAATAGGCTGATTAGATACAAAGTTACCAGAGATGTTTGTTAGGTGCAGCTGGCCATTACCAAACTCAACTACTTTGCCGGTAGCCGTGGACATCTTAGCATTGTAACCTTGGTACACAATCTCACCAATTTGGTATTCACCAACACCTGTGTGTGCCATATTAAAGATAACTTTATCTTGTGGTGTAATCTCGTTATATATGTTAGTGATTGAAGTGTGAATCAATCCAGCAGAGGAGATTTGACCAAACACATAACCTTTGACAGTAAAGTTGAGCGTCCAGATAATTGTTCTAGTATCAGAATCTCTGGGACCTTCATATGTTGTTTCATGCGTGGTGCTATTTAACACCACAGGTATTTCTTTAACAATACCCATCTCAGGTACCAGATTTAATTTAATCGTGTAGTCTGGTGTAAAGTATGGCAGAATATGCTCAATGACTTGTGTGCCATCTTCAATGTTACGCACATAGAGATACAGATTAAAATCAAAATTGTATGGTACCGGATTATATTGTGATACGGTTCCACCGGTCGTCTGAGCAAAGCTTTTAAAATTGGTATTCTGTTTTCTAGTGGGATCGTAAGTAAGACCCACCATTTCAAAAGATAAGCGTGGTAATGTGAGCTGTACCTTTTTGTCCAGCGTAGGATCACCCTCAAGCCTTTGCACATAGAGTTCTTTAGGAGCGTAAGCAATAGGAACAATAAAGCGCTCGGCTTCCGTGTTATCAGGATTGTACCGAACTAATGTGATGTCATTGAATAGATTACCAAAGCCTACAACAAGCTTACGAACAATTCGGTTATATGTTACATTAGCCATTAAATACTTCCAAATGGGTTAGTTTCGGATAAATCCAAAATCTCGTTAGCAGAGGTGTTAATGTATTTGTTATCATACACCTCTTTATTAGCAGGAGCTTCCAACGGATCAAAGCTAGCCAACATATACTGAGCACCACTCAGCGTACCAACAATAGGAATATTATCAATGAATTCACCAGCAATATTGGTGACTGATAATGTATTTGATGATGGAATCCAAGACTGTACAATTGCAACTGCGGTAGCATTGGCTTGTGTCATGTCGGCAGCTTGATACACAACCTCTTGTAAATCATAGAAACCAATACCTTCACCAACATTAAGGTGCAATGTGTATGCTGAATCGGTAACCACAGAATCAATATCAGAAATACCAGTAGCAATAATTTCTTGTGAATACTTGAACTTCTCTAGTTCCAATTCATAGAAGTATGGAACCTTCCGGCCCAACATGAAGAAGTCTTTGGTCTGATTGGTGAACTTAATCTCAAACAATTCTCCGGTACCATTGAGGAACGGAATATAGATTAAGTCACCTTCTTGTGGCCGAGTAACAACACCGTATTGTAAATTTGGTGTTTCAACTTTCTGAGGCACACGCTGAGAGAATGTTCTTTTGGAAACAATGACGCTAACATTGTTTTTAATTTCAAGTCCAAACTTGGAAAAGAACTCACGCTCACCTGCGTATTCTAGTGCATTAGACAGATAGAGTTCCAGCTGGAATGCTGCTTGAAAATGCTTGACAGGATCTTCACCATAGAGCAAGTCACGAGCTTCATTGTTGATATTTGGGAGATAGTACGCTTCAAAACCCATTATCTTAATGGATTCTACAATGAGGTCTTCAATTACCCTTTGCTCAGGGAGACTTCCATAATTATTAAAATACTGTGATACGGCCATGGTTCATTCCTTTTTATTAGTTCATGAACCATTCTAGCGGCGCACCGTAATTTGTTTCCATTTCCTTTTCTAAGCGCTCAATCTCCTCACAAGCTTCAGTATAGATTGTCTTACCATCCAGCGTAACACCGCCTGGCAGCTGGAGACCGGCAAACTTAGATAGATTATTACCCCAAGTCCGCTTGATTAAAGCGGTGCAATATTCTTTCATCCAACGATCCGACCACACCAAATGATAAACATCCGGATTAATCAGAGCATAGGCCTCAGATACCACAACTTGACCTACCGGAGCCTCATAATCACCCCAAGCCCAATCAATGTATAACCTTTGCATATGTCTTTGGAAACGAATAGGAACTTCTCCAGTAAACATAATCTCTAAGGAACGAAGATGCTGTTGAGTGAGTGTATAATTGATGTAGGACGCACTGGTAAAATCATACAATTCGTTGAGTCTCAGTTGGTACCGGAGGTCAAACATATTGATGTTGGCTTGGGAGTCTGAAAGTGGAAATATGCGAGTGATACCGGCTAACTCAATAGCGTTACCATCTCCGTCTACCGCTTGAGTAGCGTCCAGGTATTTGTTATCTACATCAGTTTGAGTGATGTAGTGTACCCAATAGACCTTTTGAAGTCCATCAAAGTGGTAGTCTTGCCAGTATTGCAATGCGTCATCTATTCTGTCTTGAACCTGCTGGTCATCTACGTTGATTTCAATTACAGGAAAGCCTAACCGTCTTAAACAGTAATCCGTAAATTCTTGGCGATTGTTAATAGTCGCCATAATTTTATCCTAAAGCGATAGAGAGTGCCAGACCAGAAGCGACTGCAGCTTGAATTGCTTGATAAACAGCATTTGATGTTGCTGCATTAGCACTAGAAGTAGAAGTAATAGAATCACTAAGCGTAATAGAGCTACCACCGGTGGAGATTGGGCTACCATTAGCAGCGTAATACAGACCATTGGTGTAAATCTTATCCGAGTATACGTTACCGGTTACACCTAAACCACCAGCTACCGTCAACGCACCAGATGTATTGGAACTTGAAGCAGTATTGGCCGCATTAAATGTAGACACCACATTGGATGCCATGTAACCACCAGAGAATACTTTTACAACTGTACCAGGTGTGTAAGTACCAATCAGAATATTGGAACCATTTGAATACAGATAACCGTCACCAGGATTAGCAGCAGTAAATCCATTTAGCACCACATTGTATGAGGCGCTTGTGATACCCATATCAATGTAGTTATTGCTATCAGTACCTTTGTTGTTATACAGAGCTAAGTCTGTAGAACCGTTTGATGTATTGGCAAAGTTTTGTACAGCAAGTTGAACTGATTGGTCAGTATTTGCTGTAAACAATCCCATTGAATACAGGTGATTGAATGTATTAGCAAGGTCACCAGCAGTAGAACTTTGTGTTACGATTACATTGGAAGAACCACCTGTAATCTGTAACGAACCGGTCATTGTATCGCCAGTTTTTGCTACCTTATTATTGGCATATAATGAAGCTGAAGCGGCATTGTTGATTGCTGTGTTGGCGTAAAGACTTGCACTGGCAGCATTATTAATACCGGTATTGGCAAATATAGCAGTAGAGTTACCTTGATTGTATGCAGCCTGCGCTAGAGTGATACCAGTATTTGCATATTGGCTGGCACTAGCAGCATTGTTGATACCTGTATTTGCATATTGGCTAGCTGATGCCGCATTATTCAGAGCAGTATTAGCGTAAACAGAAGTACTGTTGTGAGCATTATAAACAGACTGTGCTAATGTAATACCGGTATTGGCATATTGACTTGCTGAAGCGGCATTATTAAGTGCTGTGTTGGCTACTGTAGCGGTACTATTACCTTGATTAAATGCAGCCTGTGCCAGAGTAATACCGGTGTTAGCATATGTGGATGCTGAGGCTGCGTTATTGATACCTGTGTTAGCGTATGTAGCGGTAGAGTTACCTTGGTTAAATGCAGCTTGTGCTAGTGTGATTCCGTTATTAGCATACAAGCTAGCCGAGGCAGCATTGTTGATACCAGTATTGGCATATAAAGAAGCAGAGTTGGCGGCATTCCAAGCAGCCTGACCAATAGCACCATTTGATGCAGCTTGTGTTCTTGTAGCAATGTAATCTGTTGAAGTACCAGTATTGATTTCCCAAGCCTGTTGTGCTTCATTCCAAATGATTGCTGCGTTGGCTGATGAACCACGATTGATTGTTATATAAGCATTTTGTGTTGGTGCTAAAGTAGAACTTAATGAAGCATTCAGAATAATATTGTTATTCTCTACATCCAAATTCTGAACATTAGCATGGAATGCTGTACCAGTAACAGTCAAGTTACCAGTGATTGTGGTGTCACCTGTAATTGTACCACCAGAAGAACTAAACTTAGAGTTAGCAACTGTAGCAGTACTGTTCTGTGCATTGTAAGCAGCTTGTGCTAAAGTCAATGCAGTATTGGCATATGTACCAATTGAAGAAGTTACTGTATTCTGATAGTTGTCAATGTTTTGTAAAATACTTACATTGGAACTTAAATATGTCAGAGCATTATTAGCATACAGAGAAGCAGATGCCGCATTGTTAATACCGGTGTTGGCGTATTGGGATGCTGAAGCAGCATTATTAATTGCTGTATTAGCATACTGTGATGCTGAGGCTGCATTGTTTAAAGCAGTATTGGCAACAGTAGCAGTACTATTTTGAGCATTATAAGCAGCTTGTGCCAATGTGATACCAGTATTTGCGTAAGTAGAAGCAGATGCTGCGTTATTAATACCTGTATTGGCATAAAGACTGGCTGAAGCAGCATTGTTTAATGCCGTATTGGCTACTGTAGCAGTTGAGTTGCCTTGATTGTATGCAGCCTGTGCTAAAGTGATACCAGTATTAGCGTATAATGAAGCAGAAGCAGCATTATTGATACCTGTATTGGCGTAGACAGCGGTACTATTGCCTTGATTATAAGCAGCTTGTGCAATAGTTACGCCACTATTAGCATAACCTGATGTACTGTTTGCCGCATTGAAAGCTGCTTGAGCTAATGTGATACCGGTATTGGCATATTGGCTAGCTGATGCTGCGTTATTAATGCCTGTGTTGGCATATTGAGAAGCAGAAGCGGCATTATTAATACCTGTATTAGCATACAAAGAAGCACTAGCTGCATTATTTAAAGCAGTATTAGCGTAAACAGAGGTGCTATTATGAGCATTATAAACAGACTGCGCTAATGTAATACCAGTATTAGCATAAGTGCTAGCTGAGGCGGCATTATTAATTGCTGTGTTAGCATATTGACTTGCTGATGCAGCATTGTTAATAGCCGTATTAGCATATAACGAAGCACTTGCTGCGTTATTGATACCTGTATTGGCATAGGTAGCAGTAGAGTTACCTTGATTGAAAGCTGCTTGAGCTAAAGTGATACCAGTATTAGCATACTGAGAAGCAGATGCTGCGTTATTGATAGCCGTATTAGCATACAAAGAGGCACTAGCAGCATTGTTGATACCAGTATTAGCATAAAGACTGGCTGATGCTGCGTTGTTTAATGCTGTGTTGGCAACAGTAGCAGTAGAGTTGCCTTGGTTAAATGCAGCCTGCGCTAATGTAATACCTGTGTTAGCATAGGTACTGGCGCTAGCGGCATTATTAATAGCAGAATTGGCATACTGACTTGCACTAGCGGCATTGTTGATACCTGTATTAGCGTATTGGCTAGCCGAGGCCGCATTATTCAGAGCAGTATTAGCATAGGTAGCAGTAGAGTTACCTTGATTGAAAGCGGCCTGCGCCAGAGTAATACCATTGTTGGCATACAAGCTAGCTGAAGCGGCATTATTGATACCGGTGTTAGCATAAGAACTAGCAGACGCAGCATTGTTAATTGCTACGTTAGCATATGTGGACGCTGAAGCTGCATTGTTGATTGCTGTGTTGGCGTAAATGGCAGTAGAGTTCTCTGCGTTATAGGCAGCTTGTGCCAGTACCAAAGCAGTATTAGCGTAGGAGGATCCGGAGGAACTCTGTGAAGCAATATCAACACCATTGGCTACAAATGTATTAGCAATCACATTACCTGTTTGGAAGGTACCCATTGTGATACCGGTAACAGGACCATTAAATGGATCGGTTGCCTTACTGAAATATGTTAGATAACCATTGGAATCTACACGACCCAAGAAGTCATTACCATCACCACCAGTTGAAGCATTGTAATAGTGGTTTGTAATACCAATATTCAGACCATCATCAGTTGTTAACGGTGCCAGTCCAGAAGGAGTATGAATACTAATAATAGCATTGGATACACCGAATGTATTAGCAGTAACGATAGATGAGTTGCTAAGTAATGTTAAGTTACCAGTAACAGTTAAGTTCTGAGAGATAATAACATTACCAGAGATTGTACCGCCAGCGGAACTGAACTTGGTATTAGCAGTATCGTATGCAGCTTGTGCTAGTGTACCAGAACTTGTAGATGTTGTATATGCTAAGTTTGCGGTGTTCCATGCTGACTGAGCAGCATCAACATTGGTAACAAGAGCCCAACCAGTACCGTTATACTTCCAGGTTTTACCACCAAAGGTGTATGTCTGATTAAGAGAGGGTGAAGTAGGAAAACTAAATGTAGCCATGTTTTATTTATCTCTTAGGTTGGAGTGACTGAGCAGTACACATTTGCCGTAGTAGTGCCGAAGCTATAGAATGTAAAGAATGCTGTGGTACCGGAGAACACCGTAGCCGTATTTGCTGGTGCTGAGTAATTACCATTCCTACCTCTTGTAGCAGTACAGTTATTTATAGGCACACCCAGGTTGATTGTTTGGTCGGCACCAGAACTATTGGTTACACAAGCAACCACTTTTCTGCCGGCAAAAATGTTTTGATGTACTAATGTAGTCGTACCAGTAATTGGAACTAATTGCAACTCTTGTGTGTTGTAATTGATATACTGTGTTGTATTGGCAGTATCAATTTGATATGCGTATGTTAGTGAACCGCCAATGTTTAAGTTGTAGAAACTTGAATTGCAATTCGCTGTATTTGCAATTACATTACCTGTTAAAGTAATGTTATTAGAAGCAAAAGTAGCTGTAACTGTTCTTACATTTGAACCTGGTGTTGTGGTGGAAATAACAAGACTTGCACCTCTTGCAGTATCAGTATAGTTCTCTGTAGCAACCATTTCAACGGAAGCACCACCAGCATTAACACCATAACCTGTTGTACCGTATCCGTTACCGGTAAACTTAGCTAATACATCGCCATTTTGAGCAGCAGTAGGATTCTGATGAGTACCTCTTGCGTGGCGACCAATGAAAGCGGAATAAGCAGAACCGTCTTGGCTGGCGGAATCAACGACCACTCTGGTTGCGGTATCATCCAAACCAGTAATCTGCATCATGTAACCATTAGATGTTGGTTGCTGAGTGTAATATCCTTTTGAACCAACAATATTGATTGCAGCAGAGTTTGCTTGAATGGTAGCTGTGTTTACTCGGAAGTAAGCAGCACCAATATTATTAAATTGAGCAGTTGCACCAACAGCAGAAGCAATCAAATTACCAGTAATATATGTGTTTGCAGCTTGTAGGTTGATGTTACCTGTACCACCATTCAAAATAGTAATATCTCTATTACTATATGTGGCGAACATTGTCTGGTCGGCAAACTGTAGATTAGCAGTTGCAGTCTGTGCGGTACCATAAGAACTAAACTCAACCCATTGTGATGCTGAATTGGAACTTACATAGACATACTCAATACCAGAATTTGGATCAATCCAAACATCACCAACACTAGATGTTGGAGGTGTAATTGTATTGTATACAGTAGCCTTAGAGTTGGCGGCCAATGATGCTGAATTGGTAGCATTGAAAGCACCTTGTGCCAATGTGATGCCTGTGTTAGCGTATTGGCTAGCCGAGGCAGCATTATTGATACCAGTATTCGCATACAAGCTAGCCGAAGCAGCGTTATTGATACCGGTGTTAGCATATTGAGAAGCACTAGCTGCATTATTCAGAGCAGTATTGGCTACCGTGGCGGTACTGTTACCTTGATTGAAAGCACCTTGTGCTAAAGCAATTCCAGTATTCGCATATTGACTTGCACTAGCAGCATTGTTGATACCGGTGTTAGCATACTGTGATGCTGATGCTGCGTTATTAATAGCCGTATTGGCATACTGACTTGCACTAGCGGCATTATTAATTGCCGTATTGGCATATGTAGCAGTACTATTGCCTTGGTTGAAGGCACCTTGCGCTAAAGTAATACCGGTGTTAGCATATTGACTTGCACTAGCGGCATTATTAATTGCCGTATTGGCATATTGCGAAGCACTTGCTGCATTATTAATACCGGTGTTAGCATAGAGACTTGCTGATGCTGCGTTATTAATACCGGTATTAGCGTAAGTAGCAGTACTATTACCTTGATTAAATGCACCTTGTGCTAAGGCAATACCAGTATTAGCGTACTGAGAAGCGGAAGCAGCATTATTAATACCTGTATTTGCATATTGACTTGCAGAAGCGGCATTATTAATAGCCGTATTAGCATACAAGCTAGCACTAGCAGCATTATTAATTCCAGTATTGGCAAATCCTGAAGTACTGTTTGCTTCGTTATAAGCAGCCTGTGCTAATGTAATTCCTGTATTCGCATATTGGCTAGCACTTGCAGCATTATTAAGTGCTGTATTGGCATATTGAGACGCTGAAGCAGCATTATTGATACCTGTATTAGCATAGAGACTTGCTGAAGCGGCATTATTCAAAGCCGTATTAGCGACTATTGCTGTGGAGTTGCCTTGGTTAAAAGCACCTTGTGCCAGAGCAATACCTGTATTAGCATATTGAGAAGCAGACGCTGCGTTATTGATACCGGTGTTAGCATATTGAGATGCTGAAGCAGCATTGTTGATACCAGTATTTGCATACAATGAGGCAGACGCAGCATTATTAAGTGCAGTATTGGCTACCATGGCAGTAGAATTACCTTGGTTAAATGCACCTTGTGCTAAGGCGATACCTGTGTTGGCATACTGACTTGCAGAAGCGGCATTATTGATACCGGTATTGGCATAAGCAGATGCTGATGCCGCATTGTTGATACCTGTATTAGCGTATTGACTGGCTGATTCTGCGTTATGAATAGCAGTATTAGCATAGAGACTTGCTGAAGCGGCATCATTAATTGCCTGCTGAGCGCTACTAGCGGAACCAATTGTTTGATATGTTGTACCATCATTGGTAAACTCCCAAGCCCCATCAATCTCACTCCAACGGAGCTCTGTATTTGATGAAGAACCACGGTTAACAATAATTGAAGCGTTCTGTGTTGGGGCTGTGGTAGAACTTAAAGAAGCATTTAATGTAATGGTGTTGTGTTCTACATCCAAATACTGAACATTGGCGTAGATGGCAGTACCAGAAACAGTTAAATTGCCAGTAACAGTTGTATCACCAGTGATTGTACCACCAGAAGTATTGAACTTGGTGTTTGAATTATCGTAAGCAGCCTGTGCTAAAGTTACACCAGTATTCGCATATTGGCTAGCCGAAGCAGCATTATGAATTGCCGTATTAGCATAGGTACTGGCACTATCAGCATTATTGATTGCTGTATTGGCGTATTGACTTGCACTAGCGGCATTATTGATACCGGTATTAGCATACAAACTAGCTGAAGCGGCATTATTAAGTGCAGTATTGGCTACTGTAGCAGTAGAGTTCTGAGCATCATAAGCAGCCTGTGCTAATGTGATGCCGGTATTGGCATATTGTGAAGCAGATGCCGCATTGTTAATACCAGTATTAGCGTACTGACTAGCAGAAGCCGCATTGTGAATTGCTGTATTGGCATACTGAGAAGCGGAAGCAGCATTATTGATACCGGTGTTCGCATAAACACTAGTAGAATTGGTAGCATCAAAAGCACCTTGTGCTAATGTAATACCAGTATTTGCATATTGACTTGCTGAGGCTGCGTTATTGATTCCAGTATTCGCATATTGACTTGCACTAGCAGCATTATTAATACCTGTGTTAGCATACAAACTGGCTGATGCAGCATTAGCAATAGCAGTATTGGCATACAAAGAAGCAGATGCAGCATTATTGATACCAGTATTGGCAAATCCTGATGTACTATTTGCCTCATTGAAAGCAGCTTGTGCTAATACTGTACCTGTATTTGCTTGATTATAGGCATCAATTAATGTAGCTGCATTGGCAGTTGTCCAAGCAGAATCTTGTACAGAACCATCATTGAATGTGATACCACCGCCTGTACCATTTGTAATAAAGTAATCAGCAAAAGCGTTACCTGTTACATGAAGGTCACCAGCAGTAATAATTGAAGATGTATTTTGTAATGCTGAATTAGCAACCGTAGCGGTACTATTCTGTGCATTATAGGCAGCTTGCGCTAGAGTGATACCGGTATTAGCATAAAGACTGGCACTAGCGGCATTATTAATACCTGTATTAGCGTATTGGCTAGCCGATGCTGCGTTATTGATACCAGTATTGGCATATAATGAAGCAGAGGCTGCATTATGAATAGCAGTATTAGCATATTGAGACGCTGAATAGGCATTAGCAATACCTGTATTGGCGTATTCACCAGCAGAGTTAGCAATACTTCTAGCAACATTATCTTCTGAATTACCAGTAAGTAATGTATTGGCTAAATCGTAAGCGTCTTGTGCTAATGTAATACCTGTGTTGGCATAAAGACTAGCTGATGCTGCGTTATTAATACCTGTATTGGCATAAGCAGATGCTGAAGCGGCATCATTAATGGCACCTTGAACGCTTGATTGAGAAGCAATCTGTTCGTATGTGTAACCATCATTAGTAAACTGCCAGTCACCATCGGTTTCACTCCAACGAATCTCTGTATTAAGATTGCTACCACGATTGATGATGATGTGAGCATTTTGTGTTGGAGCAGTACCAGAATCTAAGCTAGCATTTAATGTGATGCTGTTATGTTCAACATCTAAGTATTCTACATTGGCATAGATTGCTGTGCCGGATACTGTGAGGTTACCGGTAATGGTGGTGTCACCAGAGATGGTACCACCAGAAGTACTAAATTTGGTATTAGCAACATACGCAGTGGAGTTTTGTGCATTAAAAGCAGCTTGTGCTAAGGTGATACCAGAGTTAGCATACAAGCTAGCCGAAGCAGCGTTATTAATACCGGTGTTAGCATATTGGCTAGCGGAGGCTGCATTATGAATTGCTGTGTTAGCATATTGAGAAGCAGAGGATGCATTAGCAATAGCTGTGTTAGCATAAGTGCTAGCAGATAGAGCATTAGAGATACCAGTATTGGCATATTGTGATGCCGATGCTGCATTATTAATTGCTGTGTTGGCATATACACCAGCCGAAGTAGCAATTTCTCTTGCTACATTATCTTCAGCAGTACCACCAGCAATTGTATTGGCAAAATCATAAGCGGATTGAGCTAATGTGATACCAGTATTGGCATAAAGGCTAGCAGAATTTGCAGCATCAAAAGCAGAGTTGGCTTGAGAATAGGCTGCAGCAGAGAAACTGACGTTGGCTAATGATTGCTCTTGTGTTACTAGATAATGACCACCAGGTGTAGTACCGTCTTGAATAGATATTGAGTGTTGGTCGGTATCTACAATCAACTCACCGGGAGCACCTGTGAAGGCGGCAATCTGAGCGGTATTACCTCGTCTAAATTGGACTTGTGTGGACATATGCTTTCTCTATGCTTATACTATACTTAGTTTATTTATAATACTCAAATGGTGCCCCAGT